GCCGCATTTTGTTGCAGTATAATAAGTTTCTTGAAGGAGATTATGAAGGCTATGATGTTGCTAGTTCAGTTTTCGTAACGCATATGGCCAATACGGTTATTTACCAGCTTTGCGAAAGATTGGGTTATAATGCTAGTAGCTTGAGTATTGTTGATGGTATTTTATCAGATAATACGTTTCCTGTAGTGGTTATGTTGAATGATTATTTTGTTAAATCGGGCATGCAGATGTCTGGTAAATATGCTACTGCTGAAGAGAATTCTTTGAAGGGATTACTCATGCTCTTATATGTTTGGAACTCAATAGATGACTTGTCTCATCTGTCGTTTTTTGATTATACCAAAGCGTATACGTACGGTGATGATGTTCTTGTCGGGTTGTCGGAGCTGGTTGTTGATCGTTTCAACAACCATGTTTATGCTCACCGGTGCAAGAAGTTCTTTGGATTTAATTTTACTAACTCCCAAAAAACTGGTGAATTGTTACCGTGGCTTGATTTTAACTCCCTCTCCTTTTTGAAGAGGAAATTTGTTTGGGCCGAATGCTGGAATAGGTATGTTGCACCGTTGGATTTGGGTTCTATATGCAAATCTCTGAGTTGGGTTCTTCCGTCAGGATCTATTACTGTGGAAGAACAAATGGAAGCTACATTTGTTTCGGCTTTGTGGGAACTTTTCTTTCACTTTCGTGATGAGGAAAGTTTTGAGAATTTTAGACATGATTTGTCCGTCGAGTTTTGTTGTGTCTTTAATTATATCCCTGAGTTGCCAACCCACCAGGTTATTAGGGATAAATTGGGTTTTACTGAACTGTCTCCTTTACACAAGTCGAGCTTCGAGATGCCGGGAAGCGTTTCCTGCCCAGATTGTTTTGGAGATTCTGTTAGAGAATTGGCGCGTGCTTCAAGTAAAGATGCGCAAAACTTCCCTACCTCTGGGATACCTAATCCGTGCCCCAGTTGTAAAGTCGATTGCTGAAGATAGACAACAGTTCTTTGTACATATGAGAGAAGCCTACGTTCGAGATCTTGAAGATGTAAATAGATTGTTAGAAGAAGAGAAGTACGACCCGAGTTTTACCCTGCACGCCTATAAGTTTAACTGTCAGTACTCCCGGTTTCCACTTAAAGTGAACATGGGGGTGGTGCGGTTGCTTGAAAGGCAAGCAGATCTGGAAGAAACGATTAAAAGAATGGATGCCCTCCTGGAAAAGACACGGAGGGTGGTTTTTGAATCTGCAAGTGAGGGTGTGATAGACGGCGAGATCAAAGTTCATGAAAATTTGACTGATGTTTTGGGTGATTCCGCCGCTATTAACCATGCAGGTGAGAATATGGTGCCACAGATTGGGCAGCACCATCTTCTTTCAATTGATGATTATTTCGCCCGTCCAGTTAGTATTAGTACTTTCACAGTTGCAGCGGGTTCCAATACTAGTAGCGTTTTTAGAATTTGGGATTTGTACACTTTGGAACCCACTATCAGAGCAAAGTTGCGGAATTACTCATATTTTAAGGGTGATTTGAAGATACGTGTGGCGATCTCTGGTTCACCATTTCATTATGGTAAAGCAATAATTTCTTATCAGCCTTATCCTGGTTGTAATGCCAATATTACGAATCATTTGGCGAATATTGCTTTGAATCCAGCACTTCGAGGTTTGTTTAATAATTATCTGTCTCAGGCACCGGGAGCGTGTACTATTGATTATAATGGTAATCGTCCTGTTGATGTGACGTGTCCTTTTATTTCGCCGAAACCTATGCACCGGTTATTTAATGATGCTACTACGGCCCTTTCTGGGGCTACCTCATATGAGGATTTGGCGAATGCTGGGTCGTTGTTTATTTATTCTATTGAACCTGTTCTTGCTGCTACCGCGTCACCATCTGATATATCTTTTCACATTTACGCTTGGATGGAAAATGTTGAACTTGGTCCGCCCACTGCCACGCAGATTGCTATTATCACTGAGGCGCGCGATGAGCGCGTGAGGGGGCCAGTTGAGAGACTTAGCACAGCTTTGGCTACTATAGCAGATGCTATTTCCGTTGTACCTGAAATCGGATTTTTAGCTAAAGCTAGTAGTTATGTACTTAAAGGTGTTGCTGGATTTGCGTCCTGGTTTGGTTGGTCGCGACCACACATAGTAAAGCCTCTCAATTTTGTAAAAAATCGTCCATTTGCTAGCTCCTCTAATACTATAGGTTCTGAAAGTGTAGAGAAAATATCTTTTGATCCACTTCAAGAACTAACAATCGATCCTAGAGTAGTTGCTAGTGATGTTGATGAAATGTCTTTTGCTCACATTTGTGGTGTTCAATCTTTAGTTGCTTTGTTTGCTTGGACTAAAGATAGTGCCATAATGGGAACGCCTATTTGGGTCTGTAAAGTTCATCCACAGATAGATACATATGTTGATGCGTACGTACAGCCATCTGCCATGTCTTTTGTAGCTTCTGCCTTCGCTTATTGGAGGGGAACTATAAAATACAGATTTGAAATTGTTTGTTCAAAATTTCATAGAGGCAAATTGGCATTTATGTATGAGCCAAATGTTCGTCAAGGAGCTCTCATCAATACTGCTCTTGCTTTGAATAAGAATTATATGAAAATCGTTGATATTCAAGAGACGCAAGATGTTGAGTTCTGTGTGAACTATGCACAGCCTTTTGTTTGGTTGAAAACGGTCGCTCCAGGACAGTCAATTTTGATGCACGGCACTAGTCTTGACTATACTGGATTGGGTATTGTTAATGGATTCATTTCGGTAACTCCGTTTACTGCTTTGCAATCACCTGATGATTCTGGCGTGTACATTAACGTATACGTTAGTGGTGAGGACATGCAGTTTAATTTAATGACATCCG